AAATAAGAAATCTACAAAATTATCATAAAATGTTTCTGAATCAGTATTTAAAGTAATTTCTGAACTATATTTGTTTGTGAATTTTAATAATTCATGAATGAATAAATTGATCATATCAATATTATTGTCAATCCATAATGATTTGTTCATATTATTTGAATTTATTTATGAAATATTCTATATTAAATTTAATATTATCTAACGAATCATCCGAATTAATAAACAAAACTCTTCTCTTATTACTGAAATTTAGATTTCCTTGCTCAGATAAATGGTTCATATTCTTAATATGATCTAAATAATTATCAGGATATAATTTTTTCAATCTTTCTAATCTTTTATTTTCATCTATAGTCAATACAATAAATATCCATTCATCATTTTGTTGTAATAAATCTAATTCATTTTGAAATCGTAAATCATCAATTATACAATATTCTTTATTAGAGGTTTGTTTAATGATATGTTTAGCCCATACATCAGGATCTATTTCTCTCATTTTATCTGCTATATTAATTAATAAAGAACGATCTTTAACAGAACCCATATTGAATAATTCGTATGCGATGTCTTTGATTTTTTGACCAAAAGAGTATATATTATAATCATTTTTTTTTATCATATTTGCGATTGTGCTTTTACCAGATCCCATTGGACCTGAAATTGCAATTTTCATAATATGATAAATATTAAATAATCTTTAAATTATATATGAATGTTCTATGTAGGTGGTAAATCAGGTGCTGGACCCATATCAGGTGCTGGAGACATAGTAGGCGCTGGTCCCATATCAGGTGCTGGTCCCATATCAGGTGCTGGACCCATACTAGATTGACCAGGTGAATTAGTTATTACAACAATATAATATAATAATACCGATATAAATAATATACCCATCGGTTGAAATAAATTATATAATAAATCAATAAGAAGGTCATATTGAGTCGATTTGTTTTTCGTATCATCAATATCAGACTTTTTACTTAAAGCAGTTGTAAGTTTTGGATTTTTAATAATCATCAACAAATTATATAATAAATACAAATAAGAAACTATAAATACTATTGTTGAAAGTATTTTTATTATGTATTCAATACTGTTACTATCATTTACATCTTTAAAAGCGTTAATTAATAATATATAACCGAACATTAATGATGTTATTGGTAAAATATTGTTTAAAATATCGTGAATAGTTGTTCTGGCTGAAAAGTCTTTACCTTTTTTAGATCGTAACCCTTCAGAGAAAAAATATAACCATATCAATTCTAATAAAAATGTCAAAATTATAAATATGACCGAAATTACTAATATGTGAGTATATCGTTTATTAGGATCGGTTTGAAACTTAATTAACATATATGCAAACACTATAAATATCAGATATGAATAAGCTAATCTAATCAAATCACCTTTCACATAATCATTAAACACATCACTATTACCCTCAACTAAATTATTAGAACATTTATTTTGAAATATCCCTAAAAAATATGAATAAATATTATTTATAAAATCACTCATTATAATATTTATAATATAAAAAAAAATATAATATTAATTATAAATGAGGAAAACTAATATCCGGATCAATGGGTATTTTTTAGCGAAAAATAAAAATCAGTATCATTTGACAGGTGTCAATAGCTATCAAAAGTGGATTGATACAGAAGACATTTCTGGACATATAAAAGGTAATGTGACAACCCAATATTTAGATTTATCTAATAAACACAATATTAAATTCAATGTTAATTTCTTAACGGGTCAATTTGGTGGATGAGGCATGGCTGTCATGAAACCTAAGGTCCAAGCAGGTGGATGAGGCATGGCTGTCATGAAACCTAAGGTCCAAGCAGGTGGATGAGGCATGGCGGTCATGAAACCTAAGGTCCAAGCAGGTGGATGAGGCATGGCGGTCATGAAACCTAAGGTCCAAGCAGGTGGATGAGGCATGGCGGTCATGAAACCTAAGGTCCAAGCAGGTGGATGAGGACCAGTTTTTAATAAATAAATAAATTCTTTATTATTTACCATATGATGTATATATTTTAAATTAGGATATATATTGAAAGTGTAAATAAATATATAAAGGATAATTAATAATTAATAATATAATAAAATGAAACTATTAATTAATACTGTTAATGATGTTCTCACGAACTTATATTCGAATCATGAACATTACAACCCTGGTGATAGCGGGTTAGACTTATATTGTCCAGAAACAATCACAGTCAAACCTGGTGAAACTGTGAAAATCGACCTCCAAATTAAATGTGAGGCATTAAATGATACAGATAAAAACTGTAATGTATCATATTATCTATACCCTCGGTCGTCGATTGTAAAGACACCGTTAAGATTATCTAATACTGTTGGTATTATCGATGCAGGATATCGTGGATCTATCATCGCTTGTGTAGATAATATCAAGGGAGAACCATATACTATTACACAAGGAGATAGACTTTTCCAGATTTGTGCAGGTAATTTAGAACCTATTGATTTTGAATTATCAAACGTACTATCTACTACGCAGAGAGGTTCTGGTGGATTTGGCAGCACGGGTAGATAATTTACGTTTTTTCTTTTTCTTATGTTTCTTCTTTGATTTCTTCTTTGAAAGTTTTTCCCTTTTTCTTTTTCTTTTTCTTTTTCTTGAACCACGTTCGGCTTCGCTTGTATAAATAGTTAGTGTCATATTATTGGGGTCTGTTAAATCCTTTGTAATGTCATAATCACTTATCACCTGTGAAATAGTTGTTGACGGAGGTATTATTACAGAACCTTCTTCCGCTTCAAGTTTATTACGAAAAATTGGCGGATTTAATCCGGAATAACGTGCGGCTCCATCAGGGCGGTTAGGAAAAAAATTACCAGGTGCTACTTGTCGTAATGTAACACTTCCATATAATTCTAAACTTCTATTATTTGGTTGAAATGTTACTTTATATATTGACATATATATATATATATTAGAAAAAAAATATTAAATAATAGAAATGGTTTAATAATCGATAATAAACATGTTATAATCGGATTAGCTTTATTATCCATATATCACAAAAAAAAATTTGATTTAAAAGTAAATTATCAATAATAAAAACAACTATGAACAAACAATCCAAACGAATTAGTAATGAAACGATTAAATTTGTGAATGACACTTATGAAAAACTATCCCTACTACATTGTAGTAGGTGTGATATAAGATACTTCAATTATGAAAACGAGGATGAGATTATTGATGCGAACATTGATAAGATTTATGAACTCCTACAAGAAATGTATGAGAAAAGTATCATAAAGAAATCAAGAGTTAAATCGGGTCATAATAATCATGATTTTGTAAAGAATAAGGAAAAGAAAAATAGTATTGTAGTGGAAGAACTGGATATTGAAGAAGATGAATCTAATATTTTAGAAACAATTATATACTCTAGTGACAAAGATAGTGAATCAGATGAAGAAGTAGTTGAAGAAGGTTGGCGAGTTGTAGAAGAAGCTGGCGAAATCTCTCCTTGGACCACGGAACCAAAGACACCTGAACAACTTGACAAACAAGACAGACTAGACAGACTAGAACTAGAAGCAATGTATGATAAGTATGGTGATGGCTCATGTAGAAATCGGGATGCTGATGAAGCGGAAGCACAACGGGATGCTGATGAAGCGGAAACACAAAAAAGACTACAACAAATAGAAAAAGACGGAAAAGATTACCTGCGTATGTGTGGTGGTGATAGACGTGGATGGCGAGACTATGATGAAGCGAAATCACAACGAGGAGATAGACTAGAAAATGAATGGACAAGGACCGGAGATATGTATGAAAAAAAGGATCAATATAATAAGAAAGGACGAAAACTATACGATGAACGAGGAAATTATCTATACGGTAAAGGTTTTGCAATAAAAAAGGATCAATATGATAAAGAAGGAGTAAACCTATACGATGAACAAGGAAATCATCTATACGATAAAGGTGGAAGACACCGTTACTCGAACGTGAATGATTTGTTGCATAGTAAGGCTTGGTGGGATGGATATGAGAATGGTCAGATGTATTAACTAATCTCACTAATACAATCAACATAATCAGTTTCTTTAGTTGGGACCCATTTATTAAATTCTTTATTCAGATAGCATTCAACATTAACATCATTTTTTTTACTAGTTAATTCTTGTATCCATTTAGAGGTTTTGATATTAGGGATTGACGCGAAGCTATGTTTGATGATAGATGATTTATTTTCATTATTGAGATATAAATCATAAATATCAGGTTTTAATGATTTAATAATTCTGAATGAAATATTTTTGTTTTTCTTTCTATAATTGATTTCTTTATATTCATTATCATTAAAGAAATATAATATTTTAGCATAAGTGCTTTTTAGTGGGATAAAATATAATCCTCTGACTCTGTAATTCAGATTAGGGATAAAATCATTAATAATATAATTGATATCAGAATAATCAAAGTATTTTTTGATCATAATAGGACAGATATTACAGAATGAATCATTAGAATATTCATTCATAAAGACATTATTAACGATATTCATTCTTTCAGTAATTTGTTTATTAGTAAATACAGTAGATCCGTTATTAGAATAAATATCACAAATTAATAAGAACCATTTATCATCATTATCTTTTAGGAGTTCGGTTTCAAACAGAGTACCATTAAAAACATTATCACTAAATCTATAATGGACGAGGAATATTTTAGGATAAGAATATCCGTCTTTAATTTTCTTATCGATTAGAAAACAATAATTAACATCATTAATTTGAGTACAATATAGAAGGTAAGGAGAACCGATAGTTTTTAAACATATTAAATGTGGATTATTAAAATTCTTTTGGAATTGTTGGTTATACATTTTTGCATATCTATATTTGAATGTGATATTGGTTTTATTAAAAAGGTCATCTAAAATATGTTTTTTAACATCATTATTAGTGACATTATCAATTTGTTTATTACAGAAACTGGTTTTAGTAAGAGCTTTAGTATCCATTTTAATTATATTATAAATAATTCTTTAAATCAAATTTAATATTTAAATACATATTTATTAAGCCCATCCATGTATTCCTGCTGAACTATTAATAACATCTAATATATATCTTTGTTCAATATTTGGTCCTTTATGATAGAAATCCATCCAGTTGTTAATTGCTTTTTGAACAACTTCTCTACTAAATTGTATGTATGCTTCAAGTTCTATAAAATAACAATCTATATCAACTTTATCTATATTGCCATAAAAATCCATATATTCTTTTAATAATTCTTCATCAAAATCTCTAAATAAATTGTTACTAGTAATCATACATCCGTATTTACATATAATATTATCGCCAGATAAATTATATTTTTCAAAACATCTTAATACTTTATTACAATTTTTTAACTCCATACTATTATTACTAATTGCATGGATTATACCGGATTTGTTACTTACTTTTTGTTTAATATTAGTAGATAATATAAACATTTCTCTTTCGATTAGATTTATTGTATTATTATATTCTTCACCAGGTATATTTAAAAGTTTTGTTTTTTCACCATTTAAATTATTTAGTTCATTTGATAAATTATTAATATATACATCAATATTGTCTCGCCGTAAATATTCGATATTTTGTTCAATAAATTGTTTTATATCATTCAGATGCATTTTAGTTATAGTATTATATGTGCCTTTAAATCATATTTAATATTTAAATACATAATAAGAATATTAGTATGGATTCTGTTAAATGTCGGAATTGTGGTAATATGGGTCACAGGTTAAAGAATTGTAGATTCCCTAGATTAAGCTATGGTATAGTATTATTTAATGAAAAAAATGAGGTCGTTATGATAGAAAAACATGATTCTATATCATATATAGAATTTATAAGAGGAAAATATAGTGTAGATGATATAAATTATATTCAATTATTAGTAGATAGAATGTCAAAAGAAGAACAAAATAAGATTGTTAAATTATCATTTAATGAATTATGGAATAGTATTTGGTATTCAGAAAACAGTTCAAAGGAATATGAAAAAAGTATGAAAAAATATGATAAATTAATTGAATTAAAATTATTAGGTAAAATAATAAATAAATCAACAAAAAAATACAATTATAATGAATGGGAAATACCTAAGGGAAGAAGAAATTTAAACGAAACAAATAGGAAATGTGCAATAAGAGAATTCCAAGAAGAAACAAATATTGATCCATCAAAATATGATATTTTTGATAACATATTACCATTTGAGGAATGTTATATAGGATCAAATAATATTCAATATAAGAATATATACTATATAGGATCATTAAAAAATAAATTAGATTTAAAAATAGATAAGAGAAACAT